GCAAACGAAACTGTGGCAGAAAGAATGCGTATAACATCTGCGGGGGATATAACAGTATCTGGTGGAGATTTATTTTTAAATTCTGGAACAAACTATAACGATAAAGGCGTTATTTATTTATCTAATGAAAGAACAGCAATAATTTCTGATATAGTAAATTTAACCGCAAATGGAGATACAAGTTTAGATTTTCAAACAAGAAGTGGAGGGAATAGGTCATCCGCTATGTTTATTAATGAATTTAGAAGAGTAGGAATCGGAACTAATTCGCCATTAAGTAAATTTCAAGTTTCTGAATCCGTAAACAGAAGCTTATCTTCTTCAGAAGCACAAATGAGAATTGAAGGTAATGGTTACTCTGCATTTTTTGCATTAGATGGCACTTCTTTTCAGATAGGACAAAACTCTAACTTTAGAGATATGACATTTCACTCTGGCGCAAGTAGTGCAAATATACTTGAGAGAATGCGTATAACAGCTGCTGGTAATGTAGGAATTGGTTATACATCACCTGGTTATAGTTTAGAAATAGCAAGTAGTGGTTCTGCTGGTAGAGCTAGAGTGTATGCTGATGGAAATGGAGCAATATATTCAGCAAATGGAGATGTTCAACTTTGGACAAACAACACAGCTTACGCAATAAATTTTTATTCAGCGAATAAAGCTGCAAAAATACTATCATGTACAAACGCTGGATCCGTAACGGTTACTGGTGATCTTGTAGCTTATGGATCTCCTTCAGATAAAAGATTAAAAGAAAATATTAAACCAATTGAAAGCGCGTTAGATAAAGTAAGTAAATTACAAGGGGTTACTTTTGATTGGAAAAAATCTGATAGTATATTACACATAAAAGAAGACATAGGGTTTATAGCACAAGACGTGCAAAAAGTAATACCAGAACTTGTAAGAGAAAATGGAGATGGTATGCTTTCAATGAGACATCAAGGTATAGCACCAATACTACTTGAAGCTATAAAAGAATTAAAACAAGAAATACAAGAATTAAAATCACAAATACAATAGATTTATTTTATTAACTTTGTAAAAAATATAATTATGGCACTCGCATATCAATGGACAATCAATCAATTAGATGCAAAGATTCACGACGAAGGCAATGACAACGTAATTTACACTATTCATTACACTTATACAGGAATAGATGGAAAATACAGTAGTAGTATAATTGGCACGTTAAATATTAAATATGATCCAAACACTCCTTTCATACCATGGGCAGATGACCAGGATTTTGAAAATGTAGTTATTGGTTGGTTAGAAGCAGGATTAGATGTACAAGCGTTGCAAGAAAGCATACAAAACACAGTAAACCTGGAAAAAAATCCAGTAGATGAAAAACTATATTTTACTTTTAATAACCCAACTCCACCTCCAGTGGAAGAGAGCGAAGAGTAAAATATAATTACTATATTTGAAAATTAATCTTAAATAAATAAAAATGAGTCAAATTAAATTAACAGAAGAAGAACTAAAAAGAATCCAAAACTTAAATCAAGAGTTTACAAAAACAAAACTCGATATTGCTGACAACGTTTTAAGAATGTTTGAAGGCATTAACAATATTGATTCTCTAAGAAAAGCGTTTGCCGTAGACGAAAAAGCATTAGCTGAAAAATACGGTAAAGATGCAGTAATAGATATTGCAACAGGAGAAGTAAAAAAACAAGAAGAGGTAGAAGAAGTTGTACCTGAAGAAGTAAAATAAATTATGGCAAAAATCAGTAACACAGTAGCGTATCCAAATGTTTCACCAACACTAAACGACTACTTTGTACTGAGTGATGAGAACGATAGTTTATTAACCAAAACCACAAAGCTTTCTGATGTAAAAACACTATTTGGTATTGACACCATAGTAGCTAAAGTTCAAGTTCAGGATATAGATTTGTTAACGCTAGGAACGACTGATGTTACATTATTAGCCGCTCCTGGCACCGGTAAGGTTATTGATATTATTTCTTTCGATGTTTTTATGGATGTTGGAAATGTTGCTTACAATTTTATAAATAACTCCGTAGTATCATTAAATGGTGTTACCATTACTACTATTGCATCATCTACAATAAACAGCGCTACAGATATAATATTAAAACAAGATATAACTAGCGGGGTGTTAGCGCAAAATGCTCCTTTGCTTCTTACAAACATAGGTAATCCGACACAAGGAAACGGAGTACTTAGGGTTAATATCTTATACAGAATACTTACAGCCAACACTTCATTCTAAAAAAAATGGACATTAGAAAAATATCCATAGGAGCCGACTACAAGTCGGGAGCGATGCACTATATCGTAGGTCAAGAAGTCTTGGGCGGTTCGTATGTTATACATTTAATTCAACAAGACGAATCTCAACAGTCTTATAAAATCTGGATAGAAAAAAACAAAGAACTATTATTGTGGAAAGAGTTTAAAATGACCCTTCCAATATCTCTTGAATATAATATTAATTTCTAATGCAATCTCCATTCTCATTTATTGTACGACCTGTAAACGGAAAGAGGTATGACAATGAACGAAAGATTGGGAATATAAATTTTGTTATTAGTGTTTCTAAAGAAGATCATAAAACCTCAAATCGTTTTGCGCAAGTGGTTTCTCTACCTATTAATTATAAAGGTGAAATTAAAATAGGTGATATATTACTTGTACATCATAATGTATTTAAGTTTTATTATGACATGAAGGGTATAGAAAAAAGCGGTAAAAGTTATTTTAGAGATGATTTGTTTTTTATAGACCCTGACCAATTCTTTTTATATTATAATGGAGACCAGTGGAGAGCGCACTCAAAGTATTGTTTTGTAAAACCAGTTCCAGTAAAAAAATCTTATCTTAGTAAAACTGGCGATGAAGAGCCTTTAATAGGTACTATGAAGTATATAAACAATGAACTTGAAACACTTGGTGTGAAAGTGGGAGACGAAATATCTTTTACTCCAGACAGCGAATATGAATTTATTGTTGAGGGTGAAAAGCTTTATAGAATGTTTACAAACAATATAACAATGATATTGAATGACTAATAAAGAAATAAAAGAACAAATAATAAAAGCTGGTGAAAGAGCTGTTATGCAGCTTATAAAAGTGGCTAAAGAAGATATAATTAAATATGATGCTGAAGATGAACTGGCAGCAGATAGATTAAAAAATGCAGCAGCTACAAAAAAACTTGCGATATTTGACGCGTTTGAAATATTAAAAAGAATAGAAGACGAGAAAGATTTGTTACAAGGCAACGAAGTAAAAACTAATAACACACCAAAAGGATTTGCAGAATCAAGGTCAAAATAATCTTTATGTTACGCTACATGATGTAGTTCCTAAAAATGTTTTGTCAACAAAAAACAAAGCGCGCACGTGGGCGTACGGGTACAACGATAAGTATGATATAGTAGTTATATCTAAGTCTGGACAAATTGGTGATGTTATAAATATCAATGGCTTGAGAATAGCTCTACCTAAAGTTCCGTCTAAAGTTTATCAAAGAAGTAAAACTAAATCAGATCAATATTGGGAGGCGTATGATTTGCCAAAAGAATTAAAACGCATACAGTCTATTTTTCATTGGCATGATACTCCTGCTCAGTTTAAAAATAAATGGATTGATTTTATAGAAGAAGAGTTTGATAGACGTGACGAAGGTTTTTGGTTTATGAATAACGGCAAACCTACATATATTACAGGAACACATTATATGTATTTACAATGGACTAAAATTGACGTAGGTCATCCAGACTTCAGAGAAGCTAATAGAATATTTTATATATACTGGGAAGCGTGTCGTGCAGACAAACGTTCTTTTGGAATGTGTTATTTAAAAATAAGACGTTCTGGGTTTTCATTTATGAGTTCTTGTGAAGGCGTAAATACAGCTACGATTACTAAAGATGCAAGGATTGGAATTTTATCCAAAACAGGAGCTGATGCAAAAAAAATGTTTACAGATAAAATAGTTCCTATATCAAACAACTACCCTTTCTTTTTTAAACCAATTCAAGATGGTATGGACAAGCCAAAAACAGAGTTAGCTTATAGAGTACCTGCATCAAAAATTACAAAAAAGAATATGTATGAAGTAGCAGAAAATGAACTTGAAGGATTAGACACTACTATTGACTGGAAAAACACATCTGACAACAGTTATGATGGTGAAAAATTACAACTACTAATCCACGATGAAAGTGGTAAGTGGGAAAGACCGGAGAATATTTTGAACAACTGGCGTGTTACAAAAACTTGTTTGAGACTAGGTAGTAAAGTTATTGGTAAATGCTTGATGGGCTCTACGTCAAACGCTTTAGACAAGGGTGGTAAAAACTTCAAAGATTTATACGAGTCATCTTGGTGTAAAAACAGAAACTCAAACGGCCAGACGAAAAGTGGATTATATAATTTGTTTATACCGATGGAATGGAATATGGAAGGCTTTATAGATAAATACGGTATGCCTGTTTTTAAAACTCCTACTGAACCTATAGTAGGTATTGATGACGAATATATATATCAAGGAGCTATTGACTATTGGGAAAATGAAGTAGAGTCATTAGCGTCTGATCCAGATGCGCTAAATGAATTTTACAGACAATTTCCAAGAAGTGAGTCACACGCTTTTAGAGATGAAAGCAAACAATCAATATTTAACCTTACAAAAATATATCAACAGATTGATTATAACGATTCTATAAATATAGCTCATCATGTTACGCAAGGAGGTTTTTATTGGAAAGATGGAATAAAAGATTCTAAGGTAATATGGAGCCCAAATAAAAGAGGAAGATTTTTTGTATCTTACATCCCCAAAGCTACCCTTCAAAATAATGTTATTATTAAAGGTGGTAAAAAATATCCAGGGAATGAACACATAGGGTCATTTGGTTGTGACTCGTATGATATTTCTGGAGTAGTTGTTGGTAAAGGTTCTAATGGAGCTTTGCATGGCTTGACTAAATTCAATATGGATGATGCACCAAGCAATGAGTTTTTTTTAGAATATATAGCTAGACCACAAACTGCTGAAATATTTTTTGAAGAAGTTTTGATGGCGTGTGTTTTTTATGGTATGCCAATTTTGTGCGAGAACAACAAACCAAGGTTGTTGTATCATTTTAAGAACAGAGGATACAGAGGTTTTTGTTTGAACAGACCAGACAAAACATATAACAAACTATCAAAGACAGAAAGAGAGTTAGGTGGTATACCTAATACATCAGAAGACGTGAAACAATCTCATGCTTCTGCGATAGAATCCTATATAGAAAAACATATAGGTTTTGATTTGGAAGGTAATTATAGAGATAGAGATCAGATAGGTACAATGTATTTTCAAAAAACGCTAGAAGACTGGGCAAAATTTGATATTTCTAATCGAACACGATTTGATGCTTCGATTAGTTCTGGACTAGCAATTATGGCAAATCAAAAACACTTGTACACTCCAATTCAAAAACAATCAAAAATAAGCATTAACTTTGCAAGATATAATAACACTAACTCGCTAAGTCAATTACTTAATAGATGAAAGAAGTAGAAATAAACATTCAAGCAGCTGCTTTCCCCGATCAGTTTGCGTCCGACTCAGTAAAAGATACAGTTGAATACGGCTTACAAATAGGCCAAGCCATACAATACGAATGGTTTCGTAGAGATAATGGCAGTTGTAGATTTTACAATCAGTGGGGTGAGTTTATGAGACTACGATTATATGCAAGAGGGGAACAATCAATTAAAAAATATAAAAACGAATTAGCTATAGATGGCGATTTATCTTATTTGAATCTTGACTGGACACCTGTTCCAATTATTCCAAAGTTTGTTGATATAGTTGTCAACGGTATGGCTGACAGATTATTTAAAGTAAATGCGTATGCGCAGGATGCTATGTCTGCTGAAAAAAGAAATGAGTTTCAACAAATGATTGAAGGAGATGTAATTGCAAAACCGTTGTTCAATCAAATAGAATCTGATTTTGGATTAAATGTTTTTTCTACTCCTTCCGAAGAATTACCTGAAAACGATGAAGAAATGGAATTGTATATGCAGATGAAATATAAACCAGCTATAGAGATAGCAGAAGAAGAAGCTATTAATACTTTATTTGACGAAAATCATTATAATGACATAAGAAGCAGAGTTGATTATGATATAGCTACACTTGGAATTGGTATTACAAAACATGAATTTTTAGCTGGTCAAGGTGTAAAACTTGATTATGTTGACCCGGCTAACGTGGTTTATAGTTATACTGAAGACCCATACTTCAAAGATTGTTTTTATTGGGGTGAAATTAAAACAGTACCAATGACCGAGCTGATTAAAATTGACCCTACCTTAACCAATGAAGATTTAGACACAATAGCAAAGTATAGTCAGTCCTGGTATAATTACTATAACAACCAGCAGTTTTTTGAGAACAGTATGTTTTATAGAGATACAGCTACTATATTATATTTTAACTACAAAACCACGCACTCTTTTGTTTATAAGAGAAAAAAATTAGCTGACGGTAGTTATAAGACTGTAGAAAAAGATGATCAGTTTAATCCACCAGAAGAAATGATGCAGGAAGGTAAATTTGAAAGAGTGGAAAAAAAGATAGATGTATGGTATGATGGCGTTATGGTTATGGGAACGAACATAATGTTAAAATGGGAATTATCGGAAAATATGGTTAGGCCAAAATCTGCTAATCAGTTTGCGATGCCTAACTATATCGCGTGTGCTCCAAGAATGTATAAAGGAGTTTTTGAAAGTCTTGTCAAAAGAATGATTCCTTTTGCTGACTTAATTCAAATGACTCATTTGAAAATACAACAAGTTGTAGCGAGAGTAGTGCCAGATGGTGTGTTTATTGATGCAGACGGATTAAATGAGGTTGATTTAGGAACTGGTAACGCTTATAATCCAGAAGACGCATTAAGGTTATATTTCCAAACAGGTAGTGTTGTAGGTAGAAGTTATACACAGGACGGTGAATTTAATAATGCTAGAGTTCCTATACAGCAACTTACAGCTAATAGTGGTGCTGGGAAATTACAAATGCTTATTGCTAATTACAATCATTATCTTGATATGATAAGAGCTGTAACTGGATTAAACGAAGCAAGAGACGGTTCTACACCTGATCCAAATTCTTTGGTAGGTGTACAAAAATTAGCTGCTCTTAATAGTAATACAGCTACAAGACATATATTAGACGGTAGTTTATATATTACCAGAACTTTAGCTGAATGTTTATCAATTAGAACTGCTGATATTTTAGAGTATGCAGATTTTAAAGATGAATTTGCAATGCAGATAGGCAAGTATAATTTAAAAATTCTTGAAGATATAAAAGAATTATATATCTATGACTTTGGTATTTTTATAGAGCTATCGCCTGATGAAGAAGAAAAAGCTATGTTAGAGCAAAACATTCAAATGGCTTTATCAAAAGGGGATATTAGTTTAGAAGACGCTATAGATATACGAGAACTACATAATTTAAAAATGGCCAACCAGCTGTTAAAATTAAAAAGAAAAAGAAGACAAGAACAAGAGCAACAACAAAGAATGCAAGAGCAACAAATGCAAGCAGAAATGCAAATGCAAGCTCAGCAAGCTAAAGCTCAGGCAGAGGCTCAAAAAATTCAAATGGAAAGCCAAGCTAAGATTCAGTATAGACAAGCTGACGTGGCTTTTGAAATAGAAAAACTTAAAGCAGAAGCTGAATTAAAAAGAAACTTAATGTCTACAGAGTTTCAGTTTCAAATGCAAATTAAAGGTGTAGAGCAAGCGGGCTTAGACCAAAGAGAACAAAATAGAGAAAAAGCAAAAGATAAAAGAATAAGTCAACAGTCTACTGAGCAATCAAAACTTATTGAGCAAAGAAAGAATAATTTACCAGCTATAAACTTTGAGTCGAACGAAGATAGTTTAGATGGTTTTGATTTAGCTGAATTTGAACCAAGATAATGTTTCGAGATTTTAATTGGCAAAGGTATAAAAACATAAAACACCCTTCCGACTCTTCATTAAAAACGTTAGGGGAAATAAAGTCTTTACAAAAAACACCGCTTGACAAATCGTTTGCACAAAACTATGACAACATCTACAATGTTTATAAAAGATTATTTAATAAAAGAACACGAAAGTTTCCTGCTGATTTAGTTGAAAAAGTTTTAAAACAAAGCACAAAACCAATATTAAAAATAAAAAACTACCATAATAGAAGACGACCTAATGTGGTTGCTAAAGATTTTGGTATTAATTTACCGTTCGTCAAAATGGAGTCAGCACAAACACCAGCGTTTCCATCAGGTCATTCTGCACAGGCATATTTATTGAAAGAAATATTAAGTGATATGTATCCAGAGATGTTGCCTGAATTTGAAAAAGCTGCTAAAAATATATCCGAAAGTAGAATTGCAGCCAATGTTCATTATGAATCAGATAAAAAAGTTGGGGAGCAACTAGGCATGGATTTGTATAACTACTTCAAAACACTCTAAAAAAATTATAAATAATTGTATAACTTTGTAAAAAATTTAATCTAATGGAAATAAAAGTCAAAGACATTGGGCTGTCTACAGAAAAGTCCAAAGCAGAAATAGAACAAGAATTGCTTGAAAAGCATGAAGAAAAATTTGAAGGGAATCAACAAGCTGAAGAAAATGTAGAAAATGTTGAAACCACAAATGACGCGACTCCAGTGGTTGCAGAGCAAAAAGAAGAATCGCCGGAGCCAGTTAACGAAAGCGAAGCTGAAGAAAATAAAACTCAGTCGTCAGAGTTAAGTGACGAAGACGTTCTTTCATATATTAAAAATAGATATGATAAGGAGATAACTTCAGTAGATGATTTATTTGCCGAAAAAGAAATGGCACCTGAATTACCTGAAGATGTTTCTATGTATTTAAAATACAAACAAGAAACAGGCCGTGGTATTGAAGATTTCTACAGAACACAAAGAGACTTTGATAGCATGGATGATGATTCTTTACTAGCTGAGTATATAAGCCATCAAGAAGAAGGCTTAGATGCTATAGATATTCAAGATGTAATGGAGGATAAATTTGACTTTGATGAAGAGTTAGATGACCCGAAAGACATTAAGAGAAAAAAGCTAGCAAAGAAACGTGAGCTTGCAAAAGCAAGAAAATTTTTGAACGAACAAAAAGATAAGTATAAAGTTCCGCTTGAGTCAAGTCGGGATGGATTATCTGCTGATCAACAAGAAAATTTAAATGCTTACAAGAAATATATCGACGAATCTAAAACTATGAGGGAAGCGGCTGATAAGCGTTATGATTTTTTTCTCGATAAAACCAAAGAGGTTTTTACTAACGATTTCAAAGGTTTTGATTTTACGTTAGGAGAAAATAAGTTTACATACAAGCCAGGTACATCTGATGAGCTATTTAACACTCAGTCTGATATAAATAATTTCGTAAAGAAATATACAGACGAAAATGGTTTAATGAAAGATGCAGCTGGTTATCATAAAGCATTAGCTGTTGCTATGAATCCTGAAAAATTTGCTCAGTATTTTTACGAGCAGGGTGTTTCAGCAACCGTAGATAATGTTGCAAAAAAATCAAAAAACATTAATATGGATGTGAGACAATCTCCGCAAGTAACTATAAAAGATGGGCGTAAAATTAGGAGTATAGGAAACCCTGGTAGTGGACGAGGACTCAAAATTAGAAGTATTAAAAAAAGTTAAACATTTAAAAGATTAAAATTATGGCAGTAAATGCAGTCCCAGGATTTGACTTACAACCATCTGCACAGCAGGTGCCACTAAGTACAAATTATATTACCAATTTTGATTTCTTGAATCAGTATCTACCTGATACTTATGAAAAAGAATTTGAAAGATATGGTAACAGAACAGTAGCGTCATTCTTAAGAATGGTAGGCGCTGAAATGCCTTCAAACTCTGACCTTATCAAATGGGCAGAGCAAGGTAGATTACACGTTAAATACCAAGATTGTACATCAGGTTCAGCAGCTGGTGCTGGTACAAGAAGTGCGGTTTGGACTATTCCTAACAATCCAACAAACTTTAACCCAGCTCTTGCAGGTGGTGCTAAAGCAGTATTAAGAGTAGGTCAAACAGTAATGATTTCTGACAAAACACCAGGATCAAACCTTTCAAACAAAGGTATTGTAACTGTTGCTCCAACAGCAGGTAACCCAAATGTAGTAACTATTGCTTATTATGAAGCAACAGGACAAGCAATGGGTGCGGCGACAGCGTGTGATATTTGGGTTTATGGTTCTGAGTTCAATAAAGGAACAAACGGAATGGTAGGTTCAAACGAATCAGATGATTTAATTTTCGATAACAAACCAATTATTATTAAAGATAAGTATCAAGTATCAGGTTCTGATATGGCACAAATTGGTTGGATTGAAATTACAGGCGAAGATGGTGTAAATGGATATTTATGGTATCTAAAGTCTGAGCATGACACAAGATTAAGATTTGAAGATTACTTAGAAACAGCTATGCTAGAAGCAGTACCAGCAGGTGCAGGTTCAGGTGCAGGTGATTTCTTACAAGGTACAGGTGCTGGTTTATCAGCAGCAAATCTTAACGGGTCTGACGGTGTATTCTATGTTGTAGAAAATAGAGGTAACGTATTCGGTGGTGGAAACCCACAGAATCTAGCTCAATTTGACAGCATTATCCAAAGATTAGATAAGCAAGGTTCTATTGAAGAAAATGTAATTTTCGTAAATAGACAATTCTCATTTGACATTGACGATATGTTAGCTACTCAAAACTCTTATGGAGCTGGTGGTAGTTCATATGGTTTATTTGACAATGATAAAGATATGGCTTTAAATCTTGGATTTACAGGATTTAGAAGAGGTTATGACTTCTACAAGTCTGACTGGAAATATCTAAACGATCCTACAATGAGAGGTGACTTAGGTGGTGGAGTTATCAACGGGTTATTAGTACCTGCTGGTTCTACTACAGTTTATGACCAAATTCTTGGTAAAAACGCTAAGAGACCTTTCTTACACGTAAGATATAGAGCTTCTGAAACTGAGGATAGAAGATATAAAACTTGGATTACTGGTTCAGCTGGTGGTGCAAGAACTTCTGACCTTGACGCGATGGAAGTCAATTTCTTATCTGAGAGAGCTGTTTGTACTTTAGGTGCTAACAACTTCTTCTTATTTAAGGATTAATATTTATATAAGTTTTACCCCTGCAATAGCGGGGGTAGAATTTATTTTTAATAAAATTTAAATTAAATAAAATGAAAAAAAATAAAACCCTAAAAACAAAAGCCTATAGGCTTAAAAACGGACAATCACCATTAGCTTATATGCTAAGTTCGAGACACTCACTAAGATCACCTTTATTATATTTTGATGAAGAGGCAGGAATTAACAGACCTTTAAGATATGCAAGAAACCAAAAAAGCCCATTTGAGGATGAGCAGGATGGTAACGCTATTTTAGAACCTGTTGTTTTTGAAGACGGTATGCTTGTGGTTCCAAGAGAAAATCAAGTATTACAACAATTTTTACACTATCATCCTTCTAACGGCACTTTGTTTGAAGAGGTAGATGAAGCAAAAGACGCACAAGAGGAACTTGAAATTGTTGAGACAGAGATTGAAGCATTGATAATTGCAAAAGGATTAGAGGTAGATAAACTTATTTCGGTATGTAGAGTATTGATGGGTAATCATGTTGATAAACTTACCATACCACAACTTAAAAGAGATATTTTAATTTACGCTAAAACAAATCCTGAAGATTTTCTAGATACTGTAAACGACCCTATGTTAGAACTACAAGACGAGGTTAGAAGATTTTTCTTAAATGGTTATTTAGTATATAAAAACAACAATAAAGATGTATACTTTAATTTACCTAGTAATAAAAAGAAATTAATAAGCATACCTTTTGGTGAAGACGGAGACTATACAGTAGCAACATTTATGCAAAGTGACAATGGTTTAGAGATATATAAACACTTGTCAAATCGCTTGAAAAAAGACAAATAGAAAGCGTATCTTTGCTGTATTGTTTAACCCATTAAATTTTTTAACTATGGTAAAATATCTAAAAATCACATTTAGTGATGCGCATTATTTAATTCCTATTCACAACATTGTAACTGTTGAAGCTGGTTCTAACACACAAGTTGATATTCTTTTCAACATAGCCGGTCATACAGCATCAGGTGCAGCTGAAGTACTAGGAGTTAGATTAACAGCTACTACAGCTTCTGATGCAGCAAAAACTAAAGAACAAGTAAATAGTGTCATTGACGCTATTGAAGAAGCTTTAGCTACAAGCTGGACGAAGCCTTTCTATGTGCTTGAGCCAAAGTACCCAGTTACTAACATAGCTCAATTACAAGAAGCTTGGGCGTAACATCACTTAACGGAGAGTTAGAAGGGGCTTAAACAATTAGGCTCCTTTTTTTTTACTTATATTTGTATAAACAAATTTGAGTCATGGGTGTAATGATAAATAACGTCAGAAATACTGTTCTCGCAATAGCAAATAAAAATAATTACGGATATGTATCTCCGCAAGATTTTAATTTATATGCTCAGCAAGCACAGATGGATTTGTTTGAAGATTATTTCTATCAATATAATAGTTGGATTACTAAACAAAACGCAAGGGTTTCCGGAACAGGATACGCTGATATTGTTAAAAGTTTAGTTGAAGTTATAGATAGTTTTTCTGTAACTAAATCTTTACAACAACAAGCGAGTAATTTTTATAACTTACCTGCTGATTACTATTATATAAATAAAGTTAATTACTACCCTAATTATGTAGCAGGCGCTACAACAACAGGCTCAGCAACAAATAAACTTATTGATGCTAATGCTACATTTGTAACATCAAACGTAGTCAAAGCTGGTCAATATGTAGTTAACACATCTACATCAAGTTATGGTGGTTTTAGTGCTTATGTCGTAAGTGTAGATAGTGAAACACAATTAACTTTATCAGCAAATCCGTTTGGAGTTGCAGCGACAGTTGGTAATAGTTATGCTATTTTTAAAACCAATGGTATCGTTGAGGTTGAAAGAGTTAATCAAAATAAAATATTTTATTTAAACAATAGCCCACTAACAGCACCTTCATTAGGTTATCCTGCTTATGTATTAGGTGGGGCTACAACTAATATAACAGGAGACGCATCTACTGGTCAGTTAGGAAATACAATAACAGTATATCCAACAAGCATAACGCAAAACGGATCAGTAAGCGCAGAATATATAAGGTATCCTTTACCTCCAAAATGGACATATTTAACAGTAGGCGGAACTTCTGGTAGTCCTGAGTTTGACTCAAGTCAAGCTGACTATCAAGATTTTGAATTACCATTGTCTGACGAGCCAGGTCTTGTCGCTAAGATTTGTCAATATATAGGTATTGAGATTAGAGAAGCTGATGTATATCAGTTTGGAAAACAAGAGATATTAGAAAACAACCAAACAGAATCATAGAATATGGCATATATAAATGATTACGCATATTACGCAAACTCTGGAAATGTACCACAAGATAAGTATTGGGGTTCATATCAGTATGTTTCTTTAGATGATATTGTAAATAACTTTATGTTAATGTATCAGGGAAACAACGAGCTTGTAAATAATGTTGATAGA